ATGTGCCATTTATTATTCTCCATGTATCTTAAATGGTATTATGTAACTTGCACTATAAAGTGCTTTATTAGTTGGGTCAAGCCCTTCCACATTTAAATAAGATGTGAATAGCTCTGTTCCTCTTGTTAGTTTTTTATTTTGCAATACACTATCAAGTACATCGCTTATAGCCATTATTCTAGACTGTCCTTCACCTGCACCAACAAAAATTTTAACAGCAATTAAACCCGATAAGAGTTTAAGACCACCGTATTCTAAATTTTCACTGTTACTAGGCATAACATTTAATCGACAAAACTCTGTTTCATCATTAATTGATCCTTGATAATTATCAGGATAAATGTCTATACTTTTGGATAGCCATGTGCTAGAAGCAAAAACACCTTCTATATCATCTAATACATTATCAAACATTATTTTACCTCTCTGCTTAATTGAGCTTCAATAATAAAATTGTTATCACTGTAATCGATGATACTAAATGTTTTAGTTCCTACTGTAAGAGTGTCATATACAGAAAGATCTTCTCCAGACCGCATAATAGCAGTAGTAATAAATCCTTCTCCAGATGCCTTTTGAGCAGTTTGTATAATAACATCTACTGTTTTAGTCGTGCTAGTGCTAACTGTTGCTCTAGCCGAAAAATCATAAGTAGAAACGCTTTTACTTGTTAATGTTCCTTTTTGAACTAAATCACCTGCAGCCGTAAATGCTTTATTAACAGCAGCAGTCACTTTTGCAGATAGTGACATTAATTAGCCCTCCACCATGTATTACTATTCATTCCTCTACTAATAAGAGGTCTTAATGGTTTTAAGATAATCGATGGAGTAATAGAAGTTCTAGAAACATCGCCATTACTGTCAGATAAACTAATACTACCAACAGAAATGCTTTCAAATGTTTGAGTTTTTTGAGCAATTAAATCTTCATTTTGTAATAAATGTAAAGCTTGCTCATATACTGCGATTTTAACTTGAGAGGGAATCTCGTTTTCAGCAATCGTTATATCCTGACCCAATCTAGGATCGTAGTACGTTGCTTGCTTTCGAGGAAACGCCAGAGGTTGAGAAGAGCTAACAGCAATGCCAATCCATGCACGATTGTCAATTAACTGTGTAGCAGTAACTAATGCTTGTTCTTTCAATGTATCTACTGCAGAAGTATATTCATCTGCATCAATACGAGTTGAAAAATATGTGTCAGCTTCAGTTGTAGTTACGTAGCTATTTGTATTGAGAACTAAAGCCATTAGCTCCTCCTAAATCTTATGAATGGAAGATAGGCAAGATGCCTAAGTTTAATGCGTTCATTTTACGAGACCAAGATGCTGCTGCACCTAGACTTGTGTTAGTTGCGAAAGCATTAGATGCACCTGACCAATCGTATCCCATTGGATGCATAATAAAACCATAACGATACCAAATGTTTGTAGAACCGCCACCAGTGTATGAAGCTGCATTACGATCTACTTCTACTGGTGTTGGAACACCAAGATTAGCTGCTGCTACTGACTGTGGTTTAATTACAAAAGAACATTTGGTTGATTGTGCGTTTACATCGCCTGTTTCAGTTGTTGCACGTTGACTTGCGCGAGTCATAACAAGACGGAATTTACCACCAAAGATAGAGCTAAATGTCATGTTACCATCTGTAATCATTGTTTCGTCAACTAGATTAGCTGCACGCATTTCTGCCATAATTTCAGGAGAAGTTACAAGATACATAAAGTCTGGCTCATGGTCTTTGTATGCCATTCCTATTGCTTGAAATAGACGTTCACCTCTTGCTGCACCTGTTGCGGTTGCATCAAAAAGCTTACGTTGATCACTTGTACCTGTTGCGGCTGCGCCAAAAGTACCTGCTGCGTTTACGTCAACAAAGAAACCTGTATTAGCTGCATCAGCGTCTGTATCGAAACCTACAATACCACCGTTACCTGATCCACCTGCATCGCCCAGTCCTGTTTCGGAAGCTGCAACACCTTTTAGGCAAGCCATAAGAGCATTACCTTCGTCATCACCACGTACTTGAGCAAAGTCTCTAGCAATCTTAGCAAGACCATCTTGCTTTGAAATTACTTCTTGCAAGTTAACTTGCTGCGCACCAAATGTACGTACTGATTTTACGTAGTTAGCAATATCTGTTGAGATATCTGTATATGTACCATCTGTAGCAGAAGACAATGAAGGTACGTTGATATTTGCTGCAAGTGGCTTATAGAAGCGCATTTGTCCAACAAATGATTCACCTGTATCTGTAATATCGTCCCTTGCTCCAACAATATCTGTTGAATTTAATTTCTTTTCAGTTGTATATGCTTCATCTGCATAAGCAGAGATAGCAAGAGCTACATTCTGAAAATCGGTATTTGTAATAGCCATGATTTTAATTCCTTATAGATAACTATTATTATTTAATAATTGAATGATCCTAATTGACCTTTAGCAGCCAACGCTAACACTTCATCTGTAGACATCTTAGATAAAGACTTCTTTTCGTCAGTATTAGATGGTGCAGATGGAGTAGTTGTTCCTGCGCCACTATTGGCTTTTACACGGAACAAAAATGAATTATCTTCATTTTTAGAGTAAGATTCAACAAATTCTTGAATTGTTGTACCTGATTTATGAACCCAAGAACCATTTTCGTTTTGAACAAGTTGCTCAACAATATCACGTTGCGCCATTTGACGACTACGCTCATTTCTGAATTCTAAAGTCGCAAGTTGAGAATTTACTACATTATCACGATTAAGCTTTGTATTTTCTTCTTCGAATACTTTTAACTTAGCTTGTGATTCTGCAAGTTTCATTTCAAGAGCTTCAGTAAGTTTACCTTCTTCTTCAAGCCTTTTAATTTCAGCTTGTTTTTGAGATTGTTCAACTTCAGCTGCTTTTTGTAAAGCCGCATCACGCTCTTTAACCATACGATCCATATTAGACTTCATTTTTGTTAGTCTATCATTAATCGCTTGTTCAATTGGATCATTGTCTTGTTCTTCTGTAGAAGATGCCTCTTGAACAGGTTCTTGTTCAACTGTTTCAGTTTCATTTGTTTCAGTTACTACGTCTTCAATTTTATTTTCTTCTTCACTCATAATTTTTCCTTTCAAGCACAGCTTGATTTTGTTTAAATGTGTCACAGACACGGTTAAAAGTCCTATTGGCTATTACAAATAACTATGGACCAATTCCATACCAGTCTTTATTTCCAGATAAAGGTGCTAGTATGTCTTTTCTTGTAATCTTATTTACAGGGTCTAACAACCCTTGTTTTTTAGCTAAAGCTAAAAGTTCATTGTAAGATTTTCTTGAAAGACCTTGTCTACGCATTTCACGTAAAGTCTTTCTAATAGTATCACCTCCAAGAGCATCTGCATAGATGGTTCTTAAAGCGTTTTTCGCACGTCTTGCTTCACCAATATTAGTAAAGAAAGCATCGTGGATTGTAGCAGATTCAACGCTGTTTTTTCTTGCCCATAAATGGAACTGTCGTACGATAGCAGCGTCATTGCTGTGATTTCCATTCACTCCTAATCCAATTCTTGCATCATTAATAGAACCCTTACCTAGAAGTTTTCCATCTTCCGCAGCAGCTTCATAAATATTTTTAATTCTTCTGCCTGTTATTGGATCTGTGAATTCTATACGCTCTTGTATCTTAGGACGATACCTTTGCGTCATTATTTTTCCATCAAATGTTACCCAAGGTATATCTACCTTTTTAGTATCATTGACGTAAGTTACAGAAGCTTTTTTCCAGAAATTAATAAAATTATCTGTTATAGGTGCTCTCTGTGACATATTTTTACTCATAATTCTAGAGATTTCAGAAAAGTCTTTTGGACCAACAATTCCTTTTCTAGAATTAGTTAATTTTAATACAAAATTACCAACATCAGGATGAATGTCTTGAGCTTCTTTTAATAAAGTTCTACCTACAGGTTGACTTTTATTTATTAATTCAACTAATTCATCTTTAAAAGAAGTTAACTCAGATACTAACCCTGTAGCACCTTGTCTTTGAGCTATTTTAATTTTTCCATCGACAATTCTTAATGTAGAGTTTAAGTTTTCTTTTGTAACTGTTATAAAACCCATGTTATCTAAAACTTTAGAAAATTTATTAGCTACATTAGCAGATTTAGTTGCTGCTCCAGCACCATAAAATGAAACCATGTTTTGAGCTTTAGCTGCTTTAGCTAAATCTTCCCAAGTAATAGAAGCATCTCTTAATGCAGGTATTTTTAAAAACTCAGGATCGTTAACTGTGTCCATTGCTACTAAATCATAAAGTCTATTTTTTTGAGTAGTTGCTAAAACATTACTAGCTTCAGAAATTGCTCTATCTCCTGTAGATAACCCTATAATTTGAGCACCAGAAGAACTAGCATCATTTTCAATCATTAATTTTGTTTTATATGTTGTTAAAGCTTTTCCTGATTTTTTATGTCTTTCAATTCT